TCTTAGAAGGTAAAGGTGTATTTCTTAAGAAGATTGGTAAGTGGGTAAAACCAATGTCTGGTTTCAATATCATTGCAACTGCTAATACAAAAGGAAAAGGATCTGACGATGGTAGGTTTATTGGTACTAATGTACTTAATGAAGCATTCCTTGAGAGATTCCCTGTAACCTTTGAGCAGGATTATCCTGCACCTTCTATAGAGTCCAAAATCTTAGGAAGGGTCGCAGTATCTTTGAATGTTACTGAGACTGAGTTCTGTAAGAGATTGGTGGATTGGGCTGACATCATCCGTAAGACTTTCTATGATGGTGGTATCGAAGAGATCATCAGCACTCGTAGATTGGTTCATATTATTCGTGCATATTCTATCTTTAGAAATAAGGGTAAAGCAATTCAGGTATGTATTAACCGTTTCGATGATGAGACTAAGCAGTCATTCTTAGAATTATATGATAAGGTAGATGCAGACTTTGAATTATCAACTGAGGAAGAGGTATGAATCTGTGGGTAGAATATAAAAAAACCTTAAATGACATACTCCCAGATTTAAAATTTGGGAGTGAATGGGCAGATTGGGAAAGTAAAGGTACTACTCTCTCAGCAAAAACATATACTCATCCTTATCTTATTAAATCTAGAGAAGTTGATATATCTAGTAATAACTCTTCCATTTATAATAACATTCTTTATCCTAAGACTGGAAGTAATCTTCCATGTTTTGGTATGGATCTAATGGCATTCAATGAGAAAAGAGTTATTGTTGTATTTGATTTTCAACATCCTGTAGAGAATTATCTTTTTTCTGTAGAAGGATTACCAAAAGCAGAAAAGGAATATAGATTCTTTGAAATGGGTAATCATTTCTCAGAAAATATTTTTGTTAGGTATTGTAAAATGGAAGAAGTAAATGTTTATCTTTCTACGTTTAAAGAATACTTGACTAAGTATAAGGATATGTTAGAATTAGAGAAACCAACTGGTTTAGAAACTAGTAATTACAAAGACTTTGATTCTTATATGATTAGACTTGATCCTGTGGGAAGATATCTTGCAGGTAAGTTTGGTAAGGAAAAGGCAGAGAGTTTAGTAAACGATTTCTTATTTGAATATGGTTAATGCATGGAGTTTAGCTTGGGAGGAAATGAACGGCACTATGGACGAAACTTATCCTGTTAGAGAAGATGTTCCACCTGAGTTGTGGAACAAACCTATACAAAGAGATTTTAAAGTGACAAATGAATATGGTCAAGAACATTCTCCATACTATTATGATTATAAGAGGAATGATCCTAATGCAAAGAATCCATTTACAGATGCCTTTGATTATATGATGGCAGAAGCGGTAGTTAATGGTGATGATGGTTACCCATCAAAATTTACAACACTTTCTGATAATGATGATCAGATTGCACATCATATCAGTCTAAATAACGAGGTTCAAATAACGGAGATTATGTCAGACAGCAGGAACAAGTATCACGAAAAGGAGATACTTAAAGATGTAGAAGAGTATGTATCACGTACCTATAATGGACATTATACAGGTACTAAACATGAGTATCGGAATGTTCAGACAATAGACTTGATGGCATCTAGAGATTTAGCTTCTGATTTTTGTCAAGCAAACATACTAAAGTATGGTAGTCGCTATGGAAGTAAAGATGGTAGAAATAAAGGAGACTTGCTTAAAGTGATTCATTATGCTATGCTATTATTACATTTTGATGAACACTACGGCAAACCCTCAATCACAACAGGGAATATTGACCACACAATGCCTTAATCATGAGAGAAAACACTATGAAACTGTCTGACAAGACTCTTACATTATTGAAGAATTTTAGTTCTATCAATCAGTCAATTCTTTTCAAGCAAGGTAGTTCTTTAAAGACTATCTCTGTGATGAAGAACATTTTAGCAGAAGCTACTATTGAAGAGGATCTTCCTACTGATTTTGGTATCTACGATCTTAACCAATTTTTGAATGGTTTAGGTTTGCATCAACATCCTGATTTAGATTTTACTAATCAAGGACATGTTGTGATTAGAGAAGGAAAGTCACGTACAAAATATTTCTTTGCAGATCCTAATGTAATTGTAACTCCACCTGATAAGGAGATTACTCTTCCTAGCGAGGATGTATCTTTTGAATTGAGTACATCACAGTTAGATAAGTTACTTAAGGCTGCAGCGATTTATCAACTTCCTGATCTTGCTGTGATTGGTGAGGCAGGTGTTGTAAAGATTGTTGTTAGAGATAAGAAGAATGATACTTCAAATGATTTCTCTATTGTTGTAGGAGAAACTGAATCTGAGTTCTCATTTAATTTTAAAGTTGAGAATATTAAGATTCTACCTGGTACCTATGATGTAGTTGTTTCTCAGAAACTTCTATCAAGGTTTACATGTCAGGATTATGATTTAAAATACTTTATAGCATTAGAGCCTGATTCTAAATTTGGATGAACATTTTTGTAACTGATTGGGATCCCCATAGGTCAGCAAGAGTATTGCCTGACAAACATGTGGTTAAGATGCCATTGGAGACATGTCAGATGCTCTCTATTATCTTCTCACATTGGTATTATGATTGGGGTGATGATTTAGTTAAGAAAAAAGATGGAACCCCTTTCAAGACCGAGAAAGGTGCTTTCCGTAATCATCCTTGCACTCAATGGGCAGCAGCAAGTATTTACAATACTGCATGGTTAATTCAACATGGTTGTGCATTGTCTGGTGAGTATACACATCGCTATGGTAAATTGCATGGATGTCATAAAGCATTGTTCGAGGCTAAGAAAACATTTCATCAATTTGCAGGAGAAGTAATTACATGCTATTGTATGGTCGAGTCTTTTACTCGTGCAATGCCCGATGAGTTTAAACATAACACAAGCATTGACACTTTTACTGCTTACAAAAATTACATTAGCAGCAAACCTTGGGTTGCATCTAATTATCTACGTGACCCATCCAGAAAACCGAATTGGGTATGACTAGACTATGGAGGATATGGAAGTATGCGTTGGGTAGCTTCGCTGATGAAAGAACTAAACGATACGACAATCACATTGTTCTGGTACGTTCTTTTATTTTCCTTTCTTATCTCATTACTAACTGTTTTATTATTAGCGGAGTAATCCGTCATTGGAATGACCTATGAGTGACTTTATTTGGGTTGAGAAGTATCGACCACAAACAATTGATGAATGTATTCTCCCAGAGAATATAAAGAAATCCTTTAGTGATTTTCTAAATAAGGGTGAGATACCGAATATGCTTCTTTCTGGGCCTCCTGGTGTTGGAAAGACTACGGTAGCAAAAGCACTATGTAATCAGTTAGGGGTAGACTATTATGTCATCAATGGATCCGATGAGGGAAGGTTCCTCGATACCGTCCGTAATAATGCTAAAAACTTCGCATCCACGGTATCATTATCTTCGGAAGCGAAACACAAGATTATCATCATCGATGAAGCAGACAATACCACTCCCGACGTACAACTCCTTCTTAGAGCGAGTATTGAGGAGTTCTCCAGAAACTGCAGATTCATTTTTACCTGCAATTACAAGAACAAAATCATTGAACCCCTCCACAGCAGATGTGCTGTCATCGATTTCTCAATCAAAGGAAAACAAAAAGCCGAAATCGCAACATGCTTTTTCAAACGTCTTAACTCGATTCTGGAACAAGAAGGAATAGAAGCAGACAAGAAAGTTTTAGCAGAATTAATTAATAAGCACTTCCCAGACTGGAGAAGAATCTTAAATGAATGTCAGAGATATGCTGTTGGTGGTAAGATAGATAGTGGTATTCTTGCAACATTTTCGGATGTAGCTGTAAATGACCTTATTAAAAACCTTAAAGAAAAAAACTTTCCTGAAGTACGTAAGTGGGTCGTCAGTAATTTGGACAATGATTCTAGTGTACTTTTACGTCGCATTTACGATGCTCTTTACGATACCTTGGTACCTGCTACCATCCCTGCTGCTGTTCTTATTATTGCTAAGTACCAATATCAAATTGCCTTTGTAGCAGATCAAGAAATAAATTTACTTGCAGCATTGACGGAGATTATGGTAGAATGTAAATTCAAGTGAGACTCAAATGAAACTAAACAAGAAACAAAGACACCAAGTTAAATCTAGGTGGTATTATATTTTCTGGGGTACTGCTACAGTAACAGTATTTGTTGGTCAGATATTTGTAGGAAATGGTTTTCGTAGAATGGCAGATAGTCTTGACAATGTATTAGATTCTCCTATCATATTAGATATTGGTCCAAGACATATGGATCCAACATATGATAATCCTATGATTATACGATGATAGTAAGTGAGGCAGATGCCCTATGGGCTGCTAATGAATTTATTGATTACTTCAGACAATTTGCAACTATTGAGGATTATATTCGCTTCACTAAAGAAGCAGCAGTTGCTGAACGAGGTAAATCATTATTTTCTTTGAAGGATGAGTTCTTTAATGGGGACGTTCATCCTG